CTGACCCAATACTCGAATAGATGCATTTTCCAAACTTAACCCTACCAGTAGTGGGGTTGTAATAACCCACATGTCCATTCAAAACTGCTCTGTGTATATCACCCATATAAAAAATACAATATTATAATAATCAGGTGAAGATGGGTTTGTCAATTATTATGGGGAATATGTTTTCTGGTAAAACTTCAGAACTTATTCGACGACTTAAGCGTTTAAAAGTTATCGGAAAAGATGTGATGATTATAAATTCTGCAAAAGATACCAGGTCCCCTGAGGAAATTCTCAAAACGCATGATAATGTAAAGTTTGATTGTCATAAAGTGTTTGATCCTTTTGAAATTATTAATACAGATGAATTTGATAAGGCTGGTATAATTGCTATTGATGAAGCGCAGTTCTTCCCTAGACTTAAAAAATTTGTTGAATGTTGTCTACATGTGGGTAAGTCTGTCATATTGGCTGGTCTCGATGCTGATTCTTTTCAGCATAAGTTTGGTGAACTTATTGACTGCATACCACTCGCATGTGATGTCACTAAACTTTCGGCACTTTGTATGCGCTGTAACGACGGAACTCTAGGACCTTTCACTAAGAGGATTGTAGAAGATCAACGTCTAGAACTCATAGGTGGGAGTGATATGTATGTAGCTGTGTGTCGTAAGCATCTCTAAAACCTTTTTACATCTAGGATGAGTACGACCCGCCTATCACTCCCAGTTTTAGTGACTTCATGGTATCTCGCGTGATCGAATAAAAAGTCTTCACCATCACGATGTTGATGTGGACCTCTCTCGGTATAAAGTGTGCAATCACCCCCACCCTTTATAGTAAGATGATATCGTAGTAATAAATTGGTTTCAGCTCTATGAGGTGGGATAGCCATAGGTCCATCCATAACTGCAAACAATGCAGTCTCTTTATGAATTGAGGGAATTAGATCGACGAGTTTTTTCAAGTCAGGGAAGTCCTCAACCTTATAGAAATAGTAGTCATCGTTCTTTTCAAACCAAGGGTCCAAGTCATGGAACATATGTTTCTTGACAGTCTTTGAAACATTTTCAAACTCTTTTCGAATTTTTAGGTGATGCAACTTAATGAGCCATAACCCTGGATAGTCTCGAACTGAATAGTTAGATGCGTAAAGAAATATATCCAGGAGGGCATTCCGAATTCCAATCAGTGGTCGTCGGGGGTTATTGAAATACAGTAGATCTATCGGAGACTTCAGGAAGTCATGAAGGATTAGACCCGCTGAAGCTAACAGGACACTCCACATTATTTTCTCGGTAGATAATAAAAATGCCTGGATACGGTACCGATACCTACGCTGTCACCCCCGCCCCTACTGAGGAAGTCAACACTCTCGAGAAGCGTTTCGTGATGCCCAATCTTCCCGTATTGACCATCGTCCAAATCATGCTCGTTGCGACTATCGCTGGGTATGCCTGGACTTCTCGCAAGATTAATGGTGTCGTCGTGTCTAGCCTTGCGCTGACCGTCGCCCTTCTCCATGTATACGATCACATGTACCGTGTGAAGCGTGGTCCCGAGCGCCTTTTCTTCCTTCCCCAAAAGGAAGCCTATGGGTGCCAGGCGTGCAAGTAAATTATGTTAGTAAAATATAAGTATGCGCGTCAAAATTATCAAGAGCCCTAACTCTAAAAAGAAATTTAGGGCTGTTTTAGAAGACGGCAGGACTGTTGACTTTGGTGCCAGTGGGTATTCAGACTACACCAAACACAAGAATCCTTCACGTATGCGTTCCTATGTACTCCGCCACGGTGGACGAGTACCTAAACGCACCATAGCAGAGAGAGACCCCAAGAAAATTCAGGACAGGATGTTGAATGTAGACTACAGCTTCTCAGAGAATTGGGGAATAAGTGGTATCAACGGGGCTGGCTTTTGGTCACGTTGGTATCTCTGGAGTTATCCATCTTTTGAGGGTGTCAAGAAGTTCATGTCTAAGAGGTTTGGAATCACATTCCACAAAATTCCCTAGCGGCTATTTCAACGTAGTTTACTGACGCACCCAATGGTTCCATCGCTTCATTCATTATAGTCCCACCTTTTTTCATACCTCCAATAGTTAGTATCTCTCCAGGTTGGTTGTAAGGAGGAGCGGTTCTAGTAGCTCTTATTTTATTAACAGTAGCACAAAATTTTGCAACTCCATCTGGATTGGATTTACGAATGTTCTCCACCTGTAACTTATTTTCCTTATCAGTTTTCTTACCAGTTCTTCCCTTATAAAAAGTATTTATAAATGGCGCCTGCGCAACTAAATCCCCAATTCCCGTCACTTTCCTGAAGTGAGGTCCAGTCCTAGGAATCAGACCAGCGAAAAAGACGGCTGCTGAAGAGGATGATGAACAACATGAACAAAAACAAAGCATGAGGAGTAGTGTAGCAGGTTTCATACTTATTCTATTTTATAATTATATTTTAATTTAATTTCTTCAAACTTTTTAAAAAATCGAATCATCGTTCCAAGGCGTTCATAGAGTTCCTCACCGAGGTACTGCTCTACGAATTCTTCCGTGATTTCATTATCATTCCGACGCATCTGTATCGCATAGTTCTTTATGACTTCATATGCGTCACCCTCCCATTCTACCAAAACTTTCTTTACCTCTTCAAGATTCATTATTTATTCAGTCCTCTTTTTTTTAAAGCAGTTTTCAGTTCAGCTAAAAGTTTAGCACGAGTATTACCACCAGGTGCTATGGGGCGAGTGGCTCGGGGTGGTGGAGGTGGTGGAGGAGCACTAGTTATGGGAACAACGACGGTTCGACAAATACGAATAACTCTTTGAGCATTCTTGACACTATTCTCAAAGTTCATGGTGATCTTGGCACGAAGTTCCCTGGCTGTAAGTTTTACACGTTTACCCTGAACAGTCTTGGTGACACGAAGACCTAACTTTTTTGCTTTATTTTTGAGATCCCTATATTGCATATACTAATAGCTAAGAAAATCATAAAAGGTTTCAATATCTTCATCCACGATCATATCAGAAAACTCGAGTACGTTCAATTTCATATATCTGTACACACGTCGTATTGTGATACCTGAGGTGTCCAAATACATAAATATCGTATACAGTATTTCATCATCCAACACACCCATAGCAATTTTAAACTTACCGATAGATAATTCATATGTTCCATCACCATTATGACTGAGTAGTTGTCTTTTTATAAATTTTTCAGTATCATTTTTAGGTTCTAATCCTATTCGATTTGAATCCAATAATTCACGCACCCCTGGTGCAAGTTTTTTAAGAAATTGACGTTTCTCTGGAGTCATCCCTATTAGATGTTGAGAAAATCTATTATAAAGATAAATTGTAAAAACAGGTTAAGATGAGTGAGGTACATGAACTTAAAATATTGATTCACAAAGTTTTACTTCCAAGAATAAGACAACTCGAAGGTGATGTTTCATCACTAAGAAAACACACATGGCCATATGTACAGGGTAAACGGGAGAAACATCAACTTGACGGCATCGAGGTGAAGAGAGAGTTCTTAAAACATCTCGATGAGGACACAATTAAGGAACTTTTACTTGAAAAGGCAAAAATTTCATCTATGACTGGATTTCACAGGAGAGAATATGCTATGGTAAATAATTTTTGTTGACGTAATATAAATGGGACTCGTGTTTTCTTTGCCAGGTCTCAGTCTCTTAAAAGGAGATGATAAACCTATGGATCCTAAATACCTTATTGCGAACATAGTGAGTATACTGTGCTCCATGTTGGTAGTGTATGGTGTTATAAAGATGCCTTTCAAAACACCACCAATGCTCGCGATAGCGTGTTGCAGTTCTTCATGTTGTAGTTCTACAACCGCTAATGTGGTAAAAGACCTAAAAAAGCGTATTTAAAAAAAATCATCTGTGCGGTACATCTTTATCGCGAATGAACCAGTTTTACCAGTAACGGTCACTGTTTCATTTCCATAAAGTTCCTGGCACCCAATGTCTTCCATACATTCACGCGAATTATGACTCACGGAAATTGGATACAGGTTCTCACCACCCGTAGTTGTATAGTAGTGGTAGCGATCACGTCTTCCCCGAACTTCCTTACCATAGAGGGGGAGTGTCTCACCTGAACCCACTAAAATACCCATCTGTTGCATTTGACCGGGTTTATACTTCTTGATAGGGGGTCCCCTAAACTCGGGTTCATGACGAACTTCCTGGGACCGCCTTGGTCTAGGAGGTACCATCATCGTAGGAACCTTTACTGGGACTTTAACAACTCGAGGATTTTGTATGAGATACACGATGAATACTACCAATGCGATTAGTACGACCCCCATGAGCTGAGTCTTTTGTTTGTTCTTCATATACTATAGTTAAGGAAAATGTTTGAGATAGATATATGAAGGATATAACCATTCTTGAAACACGATATAGCTGATGCGTTGTGTATGATTATATTTGATAATTTTAGGTCTTGTGTTCACTTTTTTGACAAGTTCAAATATATTGGTGATTCACCAATAAATTATATATAGATATATTAGATGCCAACAGTAAAGCAACTTCAGAACGCCAAGACAAAATTGAAGAAGACGACCAAACCTATTGGGAATAAACCTACTATACCTACAGCTGCTCTTCTTCGTCTTATCGCCGCCGACCCCAAGATACGAAGAGACAAGAACTTCCTCAAGGCTGTTCAGGAGTACGCGAAACTTCGTCGTTGAGAGTGGTGAGTGCATTTGAAACACATTCAAACATATCAAATATTTCATTCACATTCCTCCTTTCAAGTGCCTTTTTGAGTTTATCGATGTTATACTCAACTGATTTCTTCTCCTTATTTAATTGTGTTTCAAGTTTTTCGATTTTTTTATCGATAAACTTGGTCGTGTTCTCGATATTGACATCAATATTCTGGATTTCATTTTCATATAATGTTCGTTGCCTCTCGAGAATCTCTCTCTTTACATCCGATCCACATCGGTCAATTTGATTGTCGAGACGTTCAAGCTTTACTTGGAGTTCTTCTAAATTTGTTACATATGTTGTCTGATACAACTTCTTCGCATTCTTTAGACTGATGATTTCCTTACACAGTTTAGTATCCATACTATATTTTCATCTTGGTGTGAAGCTTTAAATTATTTAAATCTTCGACAAATCCTTTAAAATGCCCTAAACGATATTGTACGAATGCCCAAAGTGCGAAAAAGAGGGTCTTTGTCATTTTATTGACTTCAGTGTCTTCCATTTTATATATAGGTCCAACGAGACGTCCCATGAATGTTTCTTCTTTATGTTTACCTGTCACTAACATCTCAGCCTGTGTCAATGCACATGTATCATCATTCACTGACCAGTGGTAGAAGATGAATGGTATGAGCATCGAATAAAATTCTAAATTTTTTTGATTATTCATGAATGGAACTATCAGAATACCAAACAAGAAAATGAG